TCGAGCGCGATCACCCGGAAGCGCTTCGAACTCCAGCCGGGGGTCGAGTGCGTCACGCCGACCACGCCGCCGGCTGTCGCGTTGAGCGCGTCCAGGGTCGCCGTGAACTGGACGAGGATCAGCGAGCGCGAGGCCTTGAGCACCGATGACGCCAGGTTCTGCGCGCGGAAGACGTTCGTCGTGAACGGCAGGTCGAGGTCGAGCTCCAGGTCCTCGGCGAGATCGGCGGTCTTGTAGCTGTCGCTGGCCATCACCGCGACGTCCGGCTTGTAGTCCAGATCCGGGTTGATGAAGTGCGCCTTCACGCGGTTGTAGCGTTGGGCGCGCTGCCCGAGCTGGATGCTCCAGGCGCCGATGATGTTGTCCTCGGTGAACTCGAAGTCGTTCGTCAGTTGCGGGCGGTCGAGCTTCAGCAGGTACTTGCCGGCGCTCCAGATCAGGAAGCCGCGGCACGCCGTCAGCATGGCGACGAGGTTGTTCAGGAGCGAGTTGCCGGTGTTGACGGCGCCGTCGAGGGAATAGCGTTCGATGTTCCCCCTCGGGGTCGTGATGATGTCCTCGCAGTAGCTCGCCGCGTCGCTGAACGAATCGAGATCGATCTCAGCGATGGCGAGCCCTTTCCCGTAACGCGGATCCCGCAGGTAGTCCAGGATTGCGAGCGCCGGGTTCGTCGAGTAGACCCAGGTCGCCGGGTTGTTCGCATCCTGGCCGGCGCCGGGCCGCGGGTCGTAGAGCTTCCGTCCGAAGTGCCGGACCGAGCAGTTCGGCAGGCTCCCCCACGGGACGTAGCCGTTCGCGTCCGGGTCCGGCATGAGGAGCTTGACCCAGTAGTAGGCGACGCCACGCAGGCGGTGATTCGTGCCCCAGAGACTCGCATCGCCCACGCCGGCAACGAGCGTCGCGTCCGCAGCCTGGTTGTCGTTCCCCAGGTGGTAGCCCACCGTGTAGAGCCCCCCGTACTTCGGATCGGAGGCGTAGGTCTGATCGAACTTCAGCTCGTCCATGATGTAGGTCATATCCGAGCCCGGCGCGAGCGCCTGGCCGCCCTCGCTCACCGCGAAGACCATCCAGAGCGTTTTGTTGTCGCTGCCGGTCGCGTGCATGAAGACGCGCGTCCCGCCGATCCGCACCTCGCCATAGACGACCGGGAGCGGGTCCACCGTGGAGGCGGAATTCAGGGACAGCGACTGCCGATTGACGATGGGCTGCTGGCTGGGGGCGTCCTCAGCGAACAGCACGTTGCCGAGCATGCCGATCCCGGCCGACACGATCCCGCCGATGATGGAGCCGGTGATCCCGCCGATGGCGGTGGAGATCGCGCCTCCGGCGACGGCGCCAGCTAGTCCGAAGATTGCGGCAGGCATGGGATCCTCACGACGCGCGAGACGTGTCCGACCGCCCAGATCGGGACGATGCCGAGGTAGCCCGAGTCCTGCACGGGCAGCATCACCCGATCCCCCATCATCGACAGGGCCGGCGTCGAGCCTGGCCACTCCACCGACGACTGCACGCGATCATAGAGCACGATGTCCCCGAAGTGCGGGTGATCGACCGTCGTGCAGCCCAGCGCCTCCAGGTGGCCGTCGAGATCGCCGAGTTCCTTCCACAGCACCAGCGCCGAGCGCACGTCGAAATACTTCGCGCGGATCGTCCCGAACAGGTCCCCGCCGGTCATCACGTCGATGGCCTGGAGCACGAAGGCGTGGCAGTCGGTGCGGCCCCAGAGCATCGGCTCCCCGATGAGCTGGAACGAGAAGGCGCGCAGCCGGGCCGCCCAGCCGTCACGCTTTCGAAGGAGCGCGCCCCCAGAGGATCGTGGCATCGGCGGTGCTGACGTTGTTGAACCCGAGGTCGCCCGGGAAGTAGTAGTTTTGGAGCGCATTGTTCGTTCTCCGGCCGGTGATTCGTTCGTAGTCGGTCCACTGATTGACGACACGGACCGCCAGCGTGCTCGTCGATTGATCGGGGTCATCGGAGCACGTCGGGTTGTCGAGCCGGCCCTGCAGGACCTTGATCGGGTCCACGACGATCGCGTAGTTCGCATCGAGCAGCGCCAGGTAAATCGACGCCGGCCGGTTGATGTAGTTCTCCGAGAGGAAGGCGGCCAGGTAGGCCCGGTCGACGCAGGAGAGCTGGACAGTCGTGTCGTTGACCTGGAGCTGCGTGGTCTCCTCGACCTGATCGAACTGGAGGAAGTGCCCCAGCGCGAGGTAGGTGTTGCCGTTCCACGTCAGCGGCGCATAGGCGTCCGTCAGGTAGATCGTCCCGCTGTCGAGCCCGACCTCGAGCAGGTGCACCACGCAGTAGACATCAGCCGAGAGCCGCGAGGCGAAAGCGACGGTCATCCCCCGGGCGGTCATCACGGCACCTCGAGCAGGTGGAGCTCCGCGAGCTGCACGCGCTGGGCGGGCATCATTTCAGCTTCGAGCGTGTCGCCATCGACGGCGCAGGTGAACGGCACGTTCGACACCGTGATCGCCTCGTCCGCCGCGACCTGGGAGAGCAGCCCGGGCCGGAGCGCGATGGTCGCCTCCCCGCTCCCGTCGGCCACCACGTCCGCCGTCGCCATGTAGACTTTGGCGTGGCTCGCGAACTTCAGGAAGTCGCCGGCCTTGAGCACGGTCTGCCCGGCGGTCCAGCCCTTCGACGGCACGGACTGAAGCCCGGCGGTCGTCGTGGTCTTCACCAGCGGCACGCCGGCGCCGGTGCCCTGGAGCGCGCCGATCTCCGGCGGGTAGAACGTGAAGGTCCCGGCCTCGCCCGCCTGGCTGACGAGCCAGGCGTAGAGCGGCGAGAACTCCGTCCGGGTCATCGACGGCCATTTGAGGATGAACATCCACCGCTGCGCGCCGCGGCTCCGCACGATGCGGCGCAGGCTGTGGGCCGTGGTCTTGTAGCTCGGCTCGAAGGACTCCAGGGTCACGGAGTAGGGGGCCGGGCTGCTCGGGAAGGTTCCACTCATCGGCGCATGCCTCGCTTCGCGTTCTTGTCGAACGCCGACTGGATCATGGCGGTGATCATGCCTCGGCGCTTCAGCAGCAGCGAGTCGAAGCCGGCGGCGTCGTTCGCCTGGATCGTGAAGTTGATGGACGTGCCGCCCCCGTTGCCGACCGTCACCTGCTCGCCGGGCGTCGCCTTGAACGCGACGAGCTGGGAGTCCGGCCCGCCGCTCCCGCCCACCACGAAGCTGCCGCCGTACTGGAATCCGAACAGCCCCTTGAACCAGTCCCAGGCGCCCGACACCGCGCCACCGAAGCCGCTGAGGTCGATCCCAGAGCCGGCGGTCGTGTCGGCTTTCTTGCCGGTCGTCGGCTTCGGGCTGAGCCAGTTCGTCAGCGCCTGGCCGAGCGGTTCGGTGATCGTCAGCCGGGTGATGATCTTCGCGATGTCCTGCAGGAGACTCGTCAGCACGTCGGACAGGCTCTTGCCTCCGGCGATGGCGTCCTCGAACGCCGAGGTGAACGTCAGCCCGAGCTGCTTCGCCGCGGACTCCAGGTTCTTGCCCTGCTGGGTCGTCGCCGCCAGCTCCTCCTGCGCGTGGGTCAGCGCGCGGGTCCAGTCCTCCTGGCTCAGCACGCCAGCATCGAGGAGTTCGTTCAGGTGGCGCACGGAGTCCCCGTAAATCTCGGCCGGCGTGCGGATCGCGTCCCGGACCTGCTGGGCCTGGGTGACGAGCGCCTGGTTCGCCTTCGCCTCCATCTCGGCGCGGTTCTTGGTCTGCTCGGCGAGGAACCGCTCCGCGTCGGCCGTGCCCTTGATGGTGTCGATCTGGATCGCGTCGGCGAGAGCCTTCTTCTTCGTCGTCTCGTCGAACAGCGCGGCGCGGCCCTTCTCGATGTCATACAGGACCTCGGCCTCCTTCGTCATCTCCTGGTCCCCGGCGATCTGCTTCTGCAGGTTGTCGAGGTATTCCTTCTGCTGCTTCGCGATGTCGGTGCCGCCGGTCCCCTGGGCGAGCGCCTTCTCCAGGCGGGCGCGGGCGTCGTCGGTCATCCGTTTGACGGAACTCTCGGTGTCGGCGGTCTTGCCCTTGCCGGAAAGCGCCTCCTCGAGCGCCTGGCCGAACGTCTTGTGGTTCGTCAGGTCGTCGATGGCGAGCTCCGTCGCCTTGCGCGCGACCTGGATCTCCTCCTCGTAGGACTTGATCGCTTTGGTCGCCTCCTCGGGGGTGATCTGCCCTTTCAGCTTCTGGAAGTACGTATCGACGATCCGGCTGTTGTTGACGATCGCCGTGTACGTCTCCCCGAGGGCGAGCCCGACGATCCCGATGATGCGGCGGGCGTCGTCGAAGGCGTCGGCCAGGAAGGCGATGGCGCGCGCGGCCGCGTCGCCCCAGTTGACGAGCTGGTTCGTCGTCAGGTCGTTGTCGGCGTTGGAGAGCTTCGCCGCCTCGACGGCCGTGTCCTCGAAGACCTTCGCCACGGTCGCGAGCGGCCCGGCCAGCTCGGTGAGGATCTTGTTCCCCTGGCCCTCGATGACGAGCTTCATGACCTTGAGGGAATCGTTAAACGACGCCGCGGCCTTGATGGTGTTGTCGGAGAGCACGACCCCGAGGTCGTCGGCGAGCTTGCGGAAGTGCTCCAGCTCGGCGCCGCCGCCCTGGAGCGCGGGGAGGAGCTGGTTGCCGGCGCGGCCGAGCAGGGAGACGGACGCGGCCACCTGGAGCCACGGCGCGTCTTTCAGGCTGGCGATCCCGTCGGCGAACTTGTCGAGCACCTTGCGCGAGGCATCGGCGCCGGTCCCGATCTGCTTCAGGTCGATCCCGAACGCCTGGAAGATGGCGGACTGCTGCTTCGCGCCACCGGCGGCGGCCGCGATGTTCTTGTCGAGGAGCTTGAGCCCGGTCGCCAGGCTCTGCGTGTCCACGTCGGCGAGCTGGGCCGCGACGGCGAGCTTCTGATACTCGTCGGCGGCGAGGCCGGTCTTGATGCTGATCTTGCCGATGGCGTCGGCGGCCTCCAGCGAGCGGCGGGTGATCTCGATGACCCCGCCGATGGTCGCCGCCTCACCCAGCCGTTTGAACGCGGTCTCGACGAAATCGATCTGGCCGCCGATCTTCTCCATCGCCTCGCGGACGGTGGAGACCGACTGCTCCATGTCGCCGCGCAGCTTCGCGATGTTGGTGCCGATCTCAAGGACCAGCGAGCCCAGGGTGCCGGCGGCCATTACATGAAGCCCTGAAGGAATTGCATCGTCTCGTCCTCGCTCGCGTATCGTTTGCCCTTCTCAAGGTAGGGCATGAAATCCGCCGGGACGAATCGCTGGGTGCTGTTCACGTTGGCGACCGTCGAGGCGATGATCCCGGCCTGGAGGTCGGTCCGGTACTCGCCCCAGGGACTGCGCTGGTAGGCGGCGAGCCAGAGCCCGAACTCCGCGGCGTCCATCGTCTCCAGCAGCTCGGCGCGGGTGCGCCCCAGGGTCCGCGCCAGGAGAAGCTGGAACTCTAGCTCGGGGCGCTCTCGGATTTTTTTTCGGCCGCCTCCTGATTGAGGTGGTTCTCATCGAGCACCGCCGTCATGATCGCCCGCGTCTCGTCACGGTAGAGCGTCGCCAGCTCGTCCCACTGCGCCGGGACGTAGACCGGCGTCACGCCGTCAGCCTCCACCACGCACGCGCCGAGCAGCGCCTGCATGAAGCCGAGCGCACTCCCGGCGGCGTCCTCGCGCAGGCTCTCCAGCAGGCTGAGCGGCAGCACGCGGACATAGCCGGGCTCGTCAGAGCCCGGCACGTCGATGGCCCGCAGCACGGGCCGTTTGAATTCTCGCATCGTTCCCCCTTTCGTTGCGGTCGATTAGGTCGTGTAAACCTGGGCGCGGCCCGAGGAGGTCAGCACGATCTGGGTCTTGACGACGTCCTGCTTCGAGCCCGTCGGGATCAGCGGAGCGGAGACGTAGCCGTTGAAGAGCAGCTTCCAGCCGTTGGCGAAGGTGATCTTGATCGC